ATACTTTTTAGTGCTTTCTTAGCACCTTTAAAAATCTTTTTTAAGAAAAACTCAGGTTGTCCTGTAACAGGATTGATAGAGTTAAAATTATTACCTACAATATATCTTTCAGGGTTAATACCCATGTCTAGCATTTGATTGAACAACATTGCTTTAAGTCTAGGATTAGAATCTAAGACTTCCATAGGCACAACTGTTTCACCTTCAGCAACGTGTGCAATATATGCGTCCTCGTATCTACCTAAATCTGCAATTTTAGAAACCTCATCTTGAAATGACTCTAAGCCTTTGGGTTCATATTGTTGCATGCTATAATTCATGTTTAACTTGTTCCTCCGAATATATCCGGTATTTTATTAACCTTTATTGCGACATCTTTTTGAATGTCATCTTCTTTAGTGTCGGTGGCAGGATCTTGAATGTCTTTGGTTGCTTCTTCTTCAGTAGCGTAGACTTTTCCTGTTTTGGCGTGTTTAATAGTTGTGACTGAATCAACATCTATTACGGAAACTTTTTTTCCAGCAATCACGGTTGTATCTTCTTTTATACTCATTTTTTAAGCTCCTTGCAATGTTTATGTTATCTCTAAAACACTAAGAATAACATGCAAATCATTAGCGTTTTCAGCTTGTATTTTAATTATTTCAGACTCTTTTGCTATTAATGGTGTAGCAGATGAAGTATGAGAATCTGATGAAATTTGACTAGCATTACCAGCAGCTAGTATCTCTTGTGTAGAACCTTTTTCTATATCTCTACTTTTTTGTAAAGTATAACTAGTAGCGCCTGCATCAACTAAAAAAACAGATATTTCACAATCATTAGATGTATCTACGTTTGCTACATGTATTGATTTAATGATTGCTGTAGCTTCTGCTGGCACAGTATACAATGTTGTTAAATTAGTATTTGTCAAAATTGCTTTATAATTTGTATATGTATTAGCCATTTATGATAAAAACCAACTAACCCTTTCGTCTTCTTCTCTAAGTGTTTCAGGTGTATAGGTATTGTTTAATAAAAATATTAATTGATCTAATGTTTGTACTAATGTGTTTTGTTGTTGTTGACTATACTCTGGTGTAGCCTGGGGTAATCTAGGTATTTGTATTTTTGACATTATGCTCCTCTCATTCCATCTGGTTTAATATCTAATCTAAGTGTGCCATATCTCCAATTGTCATCGACAGCATCACTAGCAACTCTAACTGCAATTTGTCTACCACGTATTCTTGTATCTTTTTTAGTTGTTGACGTAGTTATATCAAAAGATCCATGATCTGTTTGTGTGCCTGTAGGATAGGGTCTTGTTTTAATTGTAAGATCTACAATACCTGATTGAGATTTAAAATCTGGTATAAATCTACTAATAGACATAAAGTTGTCACCATCAGCTATATCAATATCTCCTGACTCAACATGCGCATTCATTGCACTACCATCATCATTAGAACCAGTTTCATGTAAATGTATAAAAGTTCTTCCTGCTTTAAGTCCAGTAATGGTGCTTATAGTGCTTGTAGTATCAGTTGATACAAATTCTGCTGCGTAGGGATTATCATAAGTGCCACGATCAGCCCAAGATGTTCTAGATAAAGTTCCTACATACCATAAATTTTCTGCATAATTATAAAAAACAACTCTATCTATTTGTTGAGAGTTAGCAGAAGCATAAAACCACATTACTTCATTATAATCAGTATTAGCTGCACAAAATATATCTTGTTTAGCATTTACATTTAAATCATCAAAAACATAATCTTGAACACTACATGGTATTTTTTGTACTGCACCATCGAATAGAAAGAATGAGTCTGTGCCCATCCAAAACGATACACCACCAACATCTACTGCTGCATTTAAACCAATACAACCACACGCAGAACCTAATTGATTAAATCCAAATGTAAGTGGTGGACCTATAAACTGCATTTGATATAAAGCTGTGTCTGTCCAAATTAAGACAGCACCTCTAGATCTTACTGCTGTTTGTATAAAGTTACCATCTACTAATCTTTTTGATCCTGCTGTATTAGTTGCCGTTGGTGTCCAAACATTTTGATCCTCTTGACCTGACCATCTTAAAAACATGTTGTCTTGTGTAGAGGAAGTTCCTATTGTAGTTTCTGTACCAAAACAAATAACATGTCTATCATCACCAGAAACTAACATAAATCTTGATTTTGTAGGTGCATTAGAAACATTGGTAACAGCAGATCTATTACTAGATAATCCTGATGAGGTATCCCAATAAAATAGTCCACCATTAAACTGTAATGATAATACATCCTCACCCCAGTTATCTAACGCCCATTTAGCAGATTCTAACAAAACACCTTGACCACCAGTCAAACCTTCTCTTGTAGTATTCCAAGTTGATGCACCGTATGTAGAGGCACCCCAACCATAACCAAATATTGATACTGCTGATCCTGTGTTTATTTGATATGTTCCGTTGGCCGTGGCTCCTGTAGCATCAGAACTAGCCGCAGCTTTTGCTTCAATAGTAAATGTATTAGCATCAGGGACAGTAAGCACTTCAAACTCCCCTTCAAGATTAGCTGCAGATATACCACCTACTGCACCACTTACACTTGCTATTGTTACAAAGTCACCGATTAACGCACCATGAGATGAGTCTGTTACAGTGACTGTGGTGCTACCATTTGTTGTAGCAAACTGTGTAATATTACCTGTGCCTGTAGCTCTGATAGGAGTTATATCAGCATATGAATTTTCAGAATATGCATAAAGTTTTTTATTAGTGCCATAAATTGCATATTTTACACCACTAAGGTCAGTATAAGTTAGTATAGCTCTAGTTGCACCAACAAGTGCATCACTAGTTACTTTTTCCCAACCACCTAATTTTTCAGGTAAACCATATCGAAAACGAACATTATCACAATCTACCCAACGTCCTTCTGCACCGTATTCGGTATTTTGTTTATCTATACCCGGTGCTATTTGCAATTTTGTTAAAGGCATAATAGCTCCTATACTGCTGAATCATAAAATCTAATCCAACGATCAGTACCACCTATGTTAACTCTTATCGCTCCTACTTTACTACTTGTTGTACCTGTAGAAGAAGATAAACTTGCTGAGCTATCACTAGCTGATGTACCATCAAAATATATAAATTCTTGATCTTGATCATCTTGATCCAAAGATAAACAAGCAATTGCTCCTGATGAATTAGCTTGATTAATTTCTACACTTGCATTTGCTGGTGTATTTGTACCAAAACCAATTTTATCTGCTGAACCATCAATAAAGAAAGCATTTGCTAATGTATTTGTTTCTGCTCTAAAATCTACGGATGCACCAGATTCATTAAATGTAAATCCACCACCATCAAAATCTATTGCACCAGTGGCTTTGACACCACCAACAACATGTAATTCTGTAGAAGGTGAGTTTGTTTTAATACCAACACGGTCATTACCTGCATCAGTAAAAAATAAGTTAGCATCACCATTACCTTCAATTCTAAAATCTAAGTCTGCTGATGATTCATTAAATACAAAACTACCTCCGTCTAGTGAAGTATTACCAGATACGGTTAGTGTTCCGTTGGCCTTGATATTTCCTGCATCGTTCAAGACATCAAACATAGTAGAACCATCAGAATACAAAATGTGTTTAGATCCTGCTACAAGGTTAGTTGCTGTTCCCCCTGCTGGTTTAAATCCTAATGTATGTGTACTCATAGTTGCTGCATTATCAACTATGTACCATGTCTCTACGGCTTCACATTGAACAGTAGTATTACCAGTTAATGTGCCTGTTAATTTTATAATAGCATTACTTTGCTCGTCTGTTGTAGATCCGTCTGTAGCTGTTAATGAATCAGTTGTACTTGCAATTGCTACAGATACATAACCTTTGATAGCTGATTCTACTTTTTGTAAATTATTGTTTGTTATTGATCCCCAGGTTCCCGAATTTTCACCTGTGGCTTGTAACTCTAAGTTAAGTGCACTTGAATATGACGATGCCATTTTTTACTCCTAATCCGTTGACCCTGGTTCTACATCAGTCCAGGTAATAGTTTGAGAATCATCTACTTCACTCCATATAAAGAAGTTTGGTGATCCCACACTAAAGTTAATAATATTTTGAAATGCTTCACCAAAAGCAGTTTCGTCTCCTAATCCTATAGTAATTTGTCCTGCTGTGGTAGGACTAATATTAGCACCAGCGGTTACAGTTTCAGTTCCAATTGTAAAGCTTGGCGCTCCAGCAGTTGAAGGTGATACAGAGGCACTAGCTGTTACACTTTCGTCTCCAAGGCCTGTAGAAAAAGATAAACCACTAATAAAAGGTGATCCTACGTTTTGTACACCACCACCTCTAACAGAAGCTATAGCAAACTCAGATATTGTGCCGTGGCCGAATAACATTAACTTGGTTTAGTAGGCCATGTTACATTAGCTACTTTTTCTACTGTATCTAATCCACTAGGCAAGTCTCTAAGGTCTTGTCTATATTTTTTCATTTCGTCACTTATCGTTACATCAGATAAAGCATAGAAATCTGTTTCAGCTAACAGTGTGTTTCTTTTATTTCTAAGTTCTGACAAGTCTCTATTTAACTGACCATCAGACCATGATTTTTCCTCTGCGTCACGAGCAGTTTCTTCTTCAGCAGTAAATTGTACTTTTACTCCGTTTATATTATGATATCTTGGCATATTTACCCCTTTACTCCATATAGTTTAATTGTTCCTGCATCTAGACTACCATTTGTCATGATAAATCTTACAGCATTAATAGCAGATGTTGTATTAAAAAATCCACCAGAAAAAGTATGGTAAGAGGCGTTGTTTGTTCCTCCAGAAGATAATGAATTTTTTGCTAAGTAGTGCGTTACAAAAGTCGTATCTGAGGGTTCAAACAAACAAAGATAACCAACTATTATTTGATCATTATCATTTCCTATAGACCTACCCAAACTAATACCATTAGTGGATTGTGCCAAATCAGCGTTAGCATTTACATTAAATGCGGCGGCCCCATCATCCTCTTGATGATATGCTCGAAAGTAAGTGCTTGTTGTTGTAACTCCATAACCAGAGCCTCCATTTGTGCTTCCTTGCCACAATAAATTATCTTCATCATTACTAACATGAATTAAATATCTAAGAATATATTTTTTATAAGTTGAGTCTATGCCAGTTGTAAATTGCACATTACTGTCACTAGATAAAGTGCTTGTTGATAACAAAATCTCACCAGATCCGTTTGTCAATGCACCTAAATTATATTTAATATCTTTGTATGTTGACATTATGCTATTCCGTAAAGTTTAAAAGTACCCGCATCTATATTTCCACCACTGAACTTAAATTGTATTTCATCTATAGCTGATGTAGTATTAAAATAACCTCCCACATAACTCTGTTCCGCAAAATCACTATTATGATAAGTCATTGCACTAGAAATAAAGTGTGTAATAAAAGTGGTGTTTGATGGATTAAATATATATAATTCACCAGAAGTGCATTCATCACTTCCGTTGCCTACATCCCTTGTTAAAGTTTGAAAATCTGTAGAATTTGCTGAATCATGATTTGTTTCGTAAGTTAATTCAGCACTGCCAGACTCACTATGTAAACCATTAAAATGAGTCGATTGTATCGTTTCATTAAAACCAGAACCGCCTGCGGCGTTGCCTTGAAATTGAAATTCAACACCATCATCAGCAGGATGACAATTAGACCACTTAACTATGTATGTTTTGTAAGTGCTATCTAAAACAACTGAACTTGAACCATCTTGAAAACTAATAGTGCTATCAGATGAAGCTGTTATTGACTTAATCAATACCATTGCACTTGCACCTTGAGAAGACACTGATGTAGCTGTTGGTGGCGTAAAATCGTGTGCTATTGCTGGGTATGTAGACATTAATGAGCTCCAAATAGTTGTATTGTTCCGCCTTGAATTTCACCAGAGGACATTTCAAATTTAACATTATTAATAGCAGAGGTTGTATTTGCATATCCTGCCAAATAAAAATTAAAAGAACTATTTCCTGCTGTGCTAAAACAAAAATTTCCCATAAAGTGTTTTTGAAAAGTTGTGCTTGATGGATTGTAAAGTCTAAGAGTTCCACTAATACTTTGGTCATTATCTGCTCCTATCCCATCACTATTAAGTTTTTGTCCTCCTGTTCCTTGTGCTAAATCACCACTCGCTATATAATAAACATTGGTAGCAGAACCATCTTCATTATGTTCTGCATTAAAAGTTGCTGTAGTTATTGCTATGTTATAATTAGAACCATTGTCTATACTTGGGTGAAATACTAAATTTGCCCCATCAGTTTGAGGATGTATATTATTAAATATAAACAAATATTCTTCGAATTCGGAAGTTATTAAAGAACTATCGAAACTAGCGTTTGCATCAGAACCATCAGAAGTAAATGTTGATATAGGAATTAAGCTACCTGCAAAGCCCCCATAATCTACATTATACTTTATTGCGTTATAAGTAGACATTATTTATGGTCTAATAACCAACCTTGAGTAGCGTCAACATATACCAATCTAAATGCGGCTCTCTCGGTTGAAACTGTTAAGTCTGAGGCATCTCCCTGTATTTTGTGAGAGTTTCTTGCCACTGTAATATTATTAGTGTCAGCAGTTCCTGCATAATCAATTATAGCAACAGTATTGCCTATTGATGCACTAGCAGGTAATGTCATAGTTATGGCTCCACTTGTGGTATTTACAAAGTAACCTCGACTTGCAACCATCGTGGTGTTACCCGTCACAACTGATTGCCAATCTATAGTTGAAAATCCACTTGCAGTGCCACTATTAGTTATTGTACTACCAGATAAAATTTCAAAATTATTAGCGGTAAATCTAAAATCATCTGCTCCTGCAATCTTAATATCTATCTGGTCATCTGTATCTGCTGTAATACTTGTGTCACCATCGACATCTAATATTAACTCTGCACCATTGATATCTGTATTCATTGGTCCACCCACTGCACCAGATATTTCTACAATAAAGATTGACGCTCCACTTGCAGGTGCTGTAGTAAATGTGATTGATGCTCCGCCTGAAGCCAATGTATAGTCTGTTCCGGGTTTTTGTATAACACCATCATGAGATACTAATAGTTGTGCTGCAGATCCTACTTGTGTTCCTAAACTAAATGTTGTGTTAGAACCATTGTAAGTATTACCACTTGTATCTAAAACAACAAAGGTTCCGTTTTTAATTGATTGTCCTATATATGCCATACTTACTCCTTGGTATATTTATCCTTTACTGCTTTTATAGCTTTTGCAAAGTCACCATTTGTAGTAACTGTACCTGCTACAATATCTTTATATAACAAATCAAATTGTTCTGCTAATTGAGGATATTCTGCTCTACGTTTAGATTTGTAACTGTCATTTTCTAAATCCCATGCATCTTGCAATGCTTTCAATCCATTATTGCAATCTGTTTCTGTTGGTTTAGAACCACCATCATGCACTATAAGATTTGCATATATTTTATTTTTTGAATCAGACCAACCAAACCATTGACCAGTTCTAACTGTTACTAAGTAATCCTCTATGTGGTCTGGTCTTCCGTTTCTATCCATTTTATGTATCTCCTAAACGAATAAATGTTGCATAATGATAATTGTAAGTGGAACTACATCTTTGAGTTGCACCACTCTGGTGACTATCTACAGCAAATCTAATTTTATTATTAGAAACATTAGTAACATCGTATGTTACTTGACAAGTAGCACTTGTATAAACATCATTACTTTGATCAGTTTCAGAAGTTGTTGTTGTGCCTATAAGAGTAGTGTTGCTAGAAAAACCATCAGTAGAGCCATTAATTTTATAATCACAATATCTTAAATTACCGTTATAACTTACCACTCCACCATATTGCACTAAATAAATACCTGTACTTGCAAAAGTAAAAGTACCAGATGACTCTGACATTCCTGTTCCAATTTTATCAAAGTTAGTATCGTTTCTTTCCCAGTTACTTGATACTGGATTTGCACTACCATTAAAATTAGTTGTCACCCTCCATTGGTCTGCCTCAGTAATACCACCAGCACCAGTAACAGTGCCTGTAAAAGCAAATGAATCACTTAAATCTATACCTGTTGAATCTACTTTTGTCTTACTCATCTATCCTCCTATAATTTATCCATCTCTGCTTTTACTTTTGTCCATGTAATTTCTGAATGAGGGCAAGTTGTTGTTGTAACTATTTTTCCGTTACTGTCCTCTCCTGTCTTCCATCTAACTTGATTAAATTCTGATTCAGTTGTAACACCATTACCATCAAAAGACATTTCTGTATTTGCTTTTAAAGTGTTAACTGCTTTTATAAATTTTTGAACATTATCCATTATGCTAATATCTCCATTAACACTATTGTTGACGTTTCATTATTGTGTTGGCATCTTGCTGTACCATTATTACTTGTTTGACCTGCTGCAAACTCTGTGTGGTAAGTAATTTGACTACTGCTAGAGGGGCTATCTAATATGGAAAGGCTATTTAAACTTCCTGATTTAGTTGCTCCTTCATCTCCTGCCTCGTCCCATTGTGCTTTATTAAATTCTAATAAACTTGTGCTTTCTCTTAACAATCTTAATCTACTATAACAGTCATTATTGTCTCTGTCGGATATAAGTTGTTGTTGAATAATTACTAAGACTTTACTAGTTGTAGCTGAAGGAGTAATATTACAAGTTAATCCTGAATCAGCAAAACTTGTAGATGTTGAATTTACTTGAGTGGCATGAGTAGCGGTTACTACTTGTCCTACTTTACCAAAACCTGTGGCTTTAGCTGCAGTGACTGCATCATCTGCTATACTATTTGTTCCTATTGTACTAAGTGCCA